ACTCCTTGAGATTCGTCGAGACAAATCGAGACGGGTTGAGACTGGCAGGATTGCAAGAATTGCTGAGTGTTTCACGTGAAACGGCGGGTCGACGGGGGAATTCTGGAACAAAACCGGCGGACGCGGTTGGGAGATTTTCCGTCACTGGGGGTCAGGGGGTCGCAGGTTCAAATCCTGTCATCCCGACCAAAATCCCTAACAAAAACGCCGATTCGCAACCCGCCGCCCGAAACTGTCTCCCGATTGTCTCCCGGTCCCAACAAGGACCCGGAGACGACGCCTCAGGACGGACGCGGGGTCCGCGACGTCCAAACCCTCGACGGCGACCCGGATCGTCGTTCCTGGGGCAATCCTGGGCGTCCGGCGGGCGGTTTAGCGTCGCCGCGCGAATCGGGCAATCATCAGCAATCCGATCAAGGTCAACAATGCGACCGTCTCCGGCGTCACGCCGGGAGCGGCGCGCCGCCTCCTCCCGGTCCGAACCGTTCCGTAAACTCCTCGTCGCTGATGACCTCGACCGGCGCGCCCGTATACCGGTTGCTTAGGACCCAATCGCCGTCCTGAAGGACCGCGACCCCGCCGGGAACATAGACCCGCGGGTCGCCGTTCGGGAACGCGGGCGCGACCTCGACCGACGCGCCGACCGGCAAGGGTCCACCGGTTGTGTATTGTTCGGCGTAGACCTTCAGCGGGCGCTCGGTGTGTTGCGTCTGGTTGCCTTGCGGCGGGAACGGTTGCGCCATGATCGCCTCACACAAACCCGTAAAAGAAATTAGCGCGAAAGAAACAACCCGTCGCCGCCTGCGCGGGCCATGCGGTCCCGGCAATGTCGCGGAGCAATTCGATCTTGCGTTGTCCGGCGGTCATTTGCAGGACGCCCGTGCCGACCGCGCCTGGGAGGTAGTACGAAAAGGGCAACCCGAATTGATTCGCCGTTGGCGGGACCGCTAAGGGCATCGTGACGTACAGAAAAATCGGTGACGCGGAAATCGTATGCGCGCCCGCACTAATGTCGAGTTGAATCGCAATCAATTTGTTGATAAGCGCATAGCGACATGTGACGAACGCGGCGGCGTTTGGGACCCAGGTTCCCGTTGAGGCGGAAAACATGGCGGGGTCAAACGGAATATCGTTCCAACCGCCAACCAACGCGTCAATCGGATCGAGGAGCGTTCCCGCAATCGCCGCCTTGTTCCAAATCGATCCCGTCTTGCCGGTCCCGTCGTCGTCGACGAGCGCGGTCCATGGCGCGCGGTTGATTGCCACTTAAAAACCCTCCTCTAACGTCCCGGTCAAGCGGCGGAGCAAGTCCTCAAACGACGCGCGAACGCTCGACGCCTGGACGGTAAACCGCGGCGGGTCCGACCCTGTCGTAATCGAGACGTCCTGAATGACGAGGATCTGACCCGTAATCCCGACCCCCGGGAGATTGATTTTGATCGGGCGCCCGCTTTTGGATTTCGGATCAAAACACGTATACCGCGCTTGCGTAATCGCGTACCCGTACATCGCGACGTCCGCCAAACAGAGGGACCGCAACGACGCCTCGCCGCGCCGTTCGTCGACGATCAAGTTTTCGATGATGCCGGACCCGCCGACCCGCGCGCCCAGGTTCGCTTGCGCGGTCGCGTCGTCGTATTGGACCCAGATATTGACGGGCGCGCCGTCCCGGAGTCCCGGCGCGGCAATGGACCCCGTCCCGGACGCCGGAATCCCGGTCACCATGGGCGCGCCCGAAATCGTCGAATTGTAATTGACGGGCGCGGCGATGGCGCCGTTGCCCGCCGCCGGAATCCCGGTCAACTGATTCCCGGTGACGCCGCCGTACCGGATTACTTGTTCGCCGTTGCCGACGACCGCCCAACCGCCCGCGGCGCGCGCCCAACCGGTCGAGGAGACCGGCAACGCCGTTGCCCCTGGGAGGACTTGTCCCGCGGGCATTTGGAGACCGGACGTATCCGTCGTCGGCGCGTTGAACGTGAGCAACGAGTCCGCGCGTTGATCAAGGTACGACGTCGACGTATTGTCCGCGAACCCGTCGATAAACCGGAGTTGCGACGTATTCGCGGCGGACCGGTAGATACGCCGGTACAGCGTTCCCGGCGGACCGACCGCGATCCCGGTCAATTGAACCGCGGTCGGGAGAAACAAATTCCCGCCCGCGGGCGGCGACCCCAACCCGCCGGTAAACCCCGTCGTAATTTCGGTCCACTGTTGCGGGTATCCCGTTGGTTGATTGGGCGGAAACGGGACGGCGTACCCAGGGACGTTGATCCCTTGCATGGAGGTATTCGCCCAACCTTGCCCGTTGTTGTCGTTGCGGTACACCCAGACATACCGCCCGCGCATATCCGCCGTCGTCACGAAATTGATTTGCGGGCGATTGCCGGTCGACGTAATCCGGAGCGGCGTCCCGTACGCGGGCGGCGAAAAATTTGCGCCGTTGTCGCTGATGTAAAACATATAGTCCATGACCGTTCCGGCGGGCGGTCCGCCGAATTGGACGCCGGACGAGACGCTAAAATTGGCGGCGGTCGGCGCGCCAATCGCGCCGCCGACGACGACGACCGACGCAATCGGAGACGGCAACGTCTCGCCCGTGCCGCCCGCGCCCGCGCCTGTGTACCACGTATACGCGTAGTAATGCCCGCCGACGTCGACGCCGGACCCCGCGGCAATCGCGGCGGTCGGCGCGGCGGTCGGGACGACGCCGGGACCGACGAGCGCGCCCGCGCCGCCCGGAGCGGTCCCGGTATAGGTCAACCGTTGCCATTCGGAAATCGCGGACCCGCCCGCGACGTTGAACATGACCGCGTTGGCAATGGGAATGGTCGTCGCGCCCGCGTCGACGGCGGCGAGCGTCGGTTCGCCGTGCCCCTTGCCATAACACCGCGTCCGGATTTGCGAATCGTCATTGCTCCAGGCAAACGGCGGATCGTCGAGGAGTTGTCCCGGCGCGCCCGTGAGGTCGTCCGGGTTGAGTCCGGGTTCGTCGCCTTGGAAGAAATGGAGGTCCTTGTTTTCCCAGTAGAAATATCCGCCGATCAATTTCGCCATCAACCGCAACGCGCCGCCGATGCGTTCCGTCCCGTCGAGATACAACGTGACCGGCGGGAGTCCGAGTTGGACGCCCGTCCAGGTAAACCCTGGACAAAATTGATTGACGAGATCAATCGCGACCTGGGTCGCCGTCACGTTTTCCCAGGCCCCGAACGGGCGTTGCCATTCGGATCGGTGCGTGTCGTCGACCGCTTGACAATGCCATTCCAGGACCGCGGGACGCCCGACGTAGTCCTGAACTGCCGATTGGATCGGTCCGGCAAACAGTAAATATTTCGGTTCGACGCCTTGCCAGACTTCTAACCGGTCGCCGACATGCGGCGGCGTCGCGTTGTCGACCGTCAACGTCGCCGTATTGGGCGCGTCGTTGATGACGTCATGGATCGTCAACGATCCCAGGCGGACGCGGACCGGGACGCCGTTGAGCGTGATGGTTAATTTCTGGTTGCGGGTCCGACGGAGACCGGCGGCGAGCGCGTTGAGCCGGAACGCATTGAGACGTCCGACATTGAGGATCGCCGTCGAGGACGGGACCGCCATCAGACCCGCCGCGCCGACATGACGGATCGCATAAGGACGTCGGCGACCTTGCGCGCGAGATTGGATTCGGTGTCGACAAGATGGAACGTGTTGTAGACGACCGCGCCGCCGCCGTTGGGTACGATCGCGCCGGACGCGCCAGGGACGAACAACTCCGGTCCGCGCTCGCCGACCATGTACGGCGACCCCGCGGCGACCGGTCCGCCCGCGGCGCGACGCGCGGGCGTGTAATAGCTCGACCCCGCGCCGTTGCCGCTCGTCGTCGTCAGGACCTCATAGTCGCCGGACCCGCGCGGCGGGAGATACCCGATCTTGCCGGACCCGCCTTGCCCGCCGGTCGCGGCATCCATGGCGGCGCGTTGCGCGTTCGCGTTCGCGGTCGCCGCGGCGACGGCATCGTTCGCCCGCGCCTCGTCGTACAGCTTTTGCGTGAAATCGGTCACCGCGCCCGACGCCGCCGGGAGAATGACCTCCGCTTGTTTTTTGAGCGATTCGTTGTACGCCTCGACCTTGCCGAACAACTCGCCGTAGATGCGCGATTGTTCGGAGGTCAACGTCCCGTTGCGCGCCATGACCTCTAACGCCTCGCGCATGGACGCCGACAGGTCCTCCCGCATTTTGCCCGAGAGACTGGAGACGTCCATCCCGAGTTGCCCCAACGCGTCCGCCCATTTCGCCGCCTTGTCGAGCGCGGGCGTCCCTAACGCCTCTTCCTGGATTTTTGCGACGTCCTCCCAATACGCCTTTTGCGCGGCGAGCAACTCCGCTTCCTCTTTCTCTTTCGCCATGCGTTCCGTAATCGCCGCCGTCCAGGAGTCCTCCTGCGCCTTGATTTCCGCGCCGCTCAGGACGATAGCGTCCAACGCCTGGACGACGTTATGCGCGGCGACCGGGATTTTATCCATCGCGCCTTTCAACCCCGTATCGCCGCCGCCGAATTTGTTTTTGAGGTCCTCTATCGCTTTGCTAATGGTCGTCACGTATGCGTCAAACGTCCCGCCCAATCCGCCGGGACCGGCGGTCCCTTGTTTGACCTCCTCCGCGACGGCATGCATGATCCCGATAATCTCGCCGCCGACAAACGTCATCGCTTGCTTCGTCGCCGCCCATTCGTCCTTGGTCCGACGCATGTTGTTCACCATGTCGTCGCCCATGACCCAGGCTTGCTTGCCCAACGCCGCCATATCCGTTTTCATGGCGGGGAAAATTTCTTTCCACTGTTTGTGAAACAACGCCTCTGCGGTCGTCGCTTGATCGTACGGGTCCTTGAGTCCGCTAATCGCCGTCGAGAGTTGCGTCATTTGCGAATAGGCGCCGAGGTCCTTGAAGTCCTCCAGGTTGATATTGAGATGTTTGAGCGCGCCGACGACGCCCGCGTCGCCTTTGCCGAGGTCCGCTTGGAGGGTTTGCGCCGCGCCCGACAACGCCGACATGGACGATCCGGTTTGTCCGGAGATGTACTGGAGCCGTTGGACCTCCTCGTACGTCATGCCGGTTTGTGCCGCGAGTTTCCCAATGGCGTCCGCGGTGTCGAGGACCGATTGCGCGAATCCGAGGATCGCTTGCACACTAAACGCCGCGGTCATCACGCCGGTTAATTGCCGGACGACGCCGGACATATCCACGAGCGACGCGTTGGCGCCTTGCGTCTCTTTCGCAATCGCTTTGATTTGCGCGGGCGCGTTCGCGCCCATGTCGTCGATGGCTTTCCCGGCGGCGGCGGAGTCTTTCTCAAATCCCTGGAGGGTCGCCGTGGCGCCTTTGACCTCGTCGTTGAATTGCGAGAAATCCGCCTCGAAATGTCCGGTGATGGGCATGCGTTAGTCCTCGCGCGCGGGCGTCATCAACTCGACGAGGATCGCGTAATCATCGACGTCTAAGCCGCGGACCCACTCGACGCGCCAGCCGCAACGGACGGCGAGACTGAGGTCGGCGGCGCGGTCGTCTCGCCAGAGAGGATTTTTTTTTCCTCGAGCCGCGCGGCAATCGTCGCGAGTTCGTGCGCGTCGACCGCTGCTTTGAGTTCAAAGAAATCGTCGGGGTCGAGGTTGTCGAGGACGGCGATCCGTTGCGCGAGGTCGAGCCCGCGGACCGGTTGGTCGTCGCCGCTGAAATGCCAATCGACGAGATACGCGGCGACCTTGGCGACCCCAATCAGCAACGGATTGGGAACCGCGCGCGTCGTCCCGTCCGGATCGGTGATGAGGTCGGTACAGGCACGGTACGACGCGCGTTGTTCGCCAATATTGAGTCGCCGCCGGACGACGAGCGTATCGCCGTTGGCGAGCGTCAGGACCGCGGTCTCCGGGTGGACGAAACGCGAACGCATGCGGGTTAACTTTCCGGCGGTCCCAGGATCGCCGACACGGTTGTTGCGGTGGGGGTCACCGTGACGACGGGCCAACAAAAAAACCCGCCGACCCGCGGCGCGGTGAATTTCAGATTCCGTTGTCGGAGTTGGAACGCGTCGCCGCGGGCGAGCGTTCCCGCGAGGGTCCAATTGCCGGACTTCGTCCGGCGCGCCGTCCAGGACCGGAGGACGGCGGCGGTGTGGTACCCCCACACAATCGTGCCCTCCGGTCCATGTAACGCAATCCCGTCGAACATGCGTCAGGCGTGGGCGCCGACCGCCCAGGCGGTCCCGGACCAATTGGCGCGCGTCCCGTCCGCGAGTTGGATAAATTGTCCGGTCGTCCACGCGGTCGCCGGACTCGCGGTCACGCCGGTCAACGCGGCGAAATTCGCGGGCGGGGTTGCGCCCGAGGGCGTAAACGTCCCGATGCCGGTTCCCGGTCCCGCGCCGGTCGCCATGACCTCGCCAGGAACCGCCCAATCGCCCGACGCCTTATAGGTCCCGGTCACTTTCGGCGCGGACATCGAGCAATCAATGTCGGCATCCATGTACGCCGGACCTTTCCAGGCGAACGCCGGTTCGGTCGTATTCGGCATGAGTTCCAACGTGCCAGGGGTCGTCGCCATCGCCGCCTTGAACAACGCGAGTTCCGCGGAGTTCCAAAACCCGGAAAACGTCCCGCCAATGTCCATCAGTCCGCCAGGGACGTACACCTTATTGTTGTCGCCATAACAACTTACGTCCTCGTAATCGGTCTTAAAACTCCCAGTCCATGCGTTGATCGAAATGATCTGGACGAGCGCGGACCCGCCCGCGGGGTCCCAGGAGACCTTGCCGTTCCGTCCGCCTTTGATCGACATGCGTTACTCCTCCGCCGGAACGGGGTCCGGCCAAGCCACTTGTATGCGGTACTGCCCGCCGTAGTGATGCCACGCGAGCGACGGGTCGAGCGCGTCTGGTACGGGGTCCTCAATGGGTTCCTCGCGGACGCAATCCATCCACGAAAACGCCGCGGGCGCGAGCGTCGCGCGTTCCAAGACGACGTCGATTTGATGCGCCGCCGCTTTCATGTTGGCGACCGTGACGACGCGCGACAACCCGATGGCTTTGACGACGTAGATCCGGTCCTCAATCGCGCGTTGCCCGAATAACTCCTCGTCGGTCCCATGCATCAGGACGACGAGGACGAACCGTTGGAGTCCCGGCGCCGCGAGACCAAACCAGACGCCGTCCGGCATCAACGCCGCGAGCGTCGCATCCGCTTGCAACGCGGCAACAATCGCCGACGAAATCGCGCCGGAATCCGGATGCGTCATGCGGCGACCGTGACGCGCGCCGCGCCGGTATTGACAATCTCGACGAGGTCGGCGAGGAGCAACCGGCGTTCCCGTTGCATGGTCGGGATAAACAATTTGCCCGCCGCGAGCGGCCCGTAAATCCGCGTCCCGCCGGTTTCCCAGGCGCGCGCGTAGATCGTGACGTTCCGAATTTCCCAATTGGGCGTCATGGGGTCGCGCGAGCGGTTCCACTTCTGGAGTCCGCCGCGGAGTTTGCCCGTAATGACGGGATACCCCGCGTAGATCGTCTGGAACGCCTGTTGCGCGTGACGCGCGACCGCCGCGGACGCCGCCGCCGCCGCGTCCGCGGGCCAGGACGACAGATCCATCTTGTATTCCGTCAATCCCGTCCAATGGATCGCCATTACGCGACGACCTCCGCGCAGACGAGATCCGTTTCGATTTCGCGTTCGTCGCGGTTGGCGACAAAGAGGACCGACAACGTCCGCCCGTCGAGCGTCAACCGCGTTTGCGTCGTAATCCCTGGATGATGCCGCCCGCGGACGACATGGGTCGCGTGGGCGAGGACCGACCCCGCGCCCAGGGATTCGAGCGTCCGCGCCGTCGCGGGCGCAATCGCGCAATCCCAGGTCGGCGGATTGAGCGGCGTCGTCGATTCGGTGTATCCGCCGTCCGGGTCCGGGACCGGATCGGCAGGATTCGCCAACGTGACGCGGTGTCGGAATTTGCCCGCCGCGGTCATCTCAACCCAACGTCGGGTCGCGATACATGGCGAGGAGTCGCCCAATCGCCGCCCAGACGTCCTCGTCGGGCGTCGACCCGGAGTCGGACGGACTCATGTCGTCGCCGCGGTGTTCGTACAAGTGGGTCGTCAGCAATTTGATCGCGTGTTTGACCGGTCGCGGCGCGGTCGTCTCCGTCCAGGTCGCGTCCGCGCCGGTCGTCAGGTACGCGAGGATTTCGTCCTGCGCGGCGGCGTAGATGACCGTGACGTCGGCGTCATGCGCGGCGTCCGTAATCCGGAGATGCGCCTTGACCTCCGCGAGCGGGACGAGCGGGGTCGCCAGGACGACGCGCGAAAACTCCAGCGTCATCAGGACTCCGCGAGGTCTCCGACTGCCGCGGCGACCTCCTCTGGCGTTGGGGTCGGCGCCGCGGGCGCGGGCGTCGGTTTGCTAAACGGGTCGGCGGCATCGCGTTCCGCCAATGCCGCGAGGCTAAACATTTGTTGCTGGAGGTACGGCGTATCGCCGCCTGTGACGGGTCCGAGTCCGTAGTACTTGAACCGCGCCTCGTTGACCGTGAGACCGCCGGACGCGATCCCGTCTTTCGCCGCGGCGGTTTTGGTCGCGGTGTCCATCCAAATCAAATTGTCGACGTCGAACTCCGTCCCGTACGGCGGCGGGAGTTCCAACCCCTCGTCGAGCGCGCGTTCCAGCGACACCATATGGACTTGCAAACATTGCGACTGGTACTGGAGTTGGGTCGCCTCCGAGTTCGCGTACGGCGGTTGTTTGCTGGAGTCGACATACGAAATCGGGACGCCGAAACATCCGGCAATCGTGGCGACCGACGCGTCGCGTTGTTCGGAGAGTTGGGAGTCAACCGCGGTCGTCCCGATCTCCTGGTATTTCATGCCCAACCCGACGACCGCGGTTTTTCCCGGTCCGAGTCCATGCCATTTCGTCGACAACCGCGCCGCGGTCTCGTCGGTAATTTCGGTCGGCGCAACGAGGATGCCGGACGGGCGTCCGCCCTTGCTGAAAAATTCCGACTGCGAGTTTTGAATCAGGTTTGCGGTCGTCGCCGCGCCGCCGCAGGCGTAGAGCGGCGACAACCCGACGAGCGGATGGAACGCGCAATTCCACCGGTCATGGATGATTTCCCGCGCGGGCGCGGCGAGGTCGCCGTCCTGGAGTCCGGCGAGGTCCGACCGTTTCAATTCGTAATACACCGATCCGTCCGGCGCGACGAGCGGGCGGACGCCGGTCGGGTCGAGGACGTACAACGCGACGACGACGCCGCGCGCGTCGCGGTCCTTGAGGACGTAGGTATTGCCGAACAAGAGTTTCGACAACATCCACGATTCCAAAAATTGTCCGATGTTTTGGTACCGGTTCGGTTTCCGGAGGACCGGCGAAAACGCGGGCGAGGTCGTCTCCGTCCACACGCCGTCGTCGTCGAGCGCGACGAGCCGCAACGGGGTTTTGGCCATGTCGCCCGCAATCAAGGTGACGCAACGAAAGACGGCAGGATTGGACAACGCGGTATCGACCGCGACCTCCGCGTTGAGTTGCCATGCGCCCGTAAACGGTTCGCGGACAATGGGCGTCCAGGGACCGGGGGTCGCGGCGCGCGGCGTGGCAAAGGACGCCGCGAGTCGCGATTGGATGGTCCGGAGGATGCCCATGGTCCGCGATCCTGCTTACTCGTCCTTGCGTTTGCCGGTGACGCCGCCGTTCCCAGGCATGGGAACCGTCTGGAGTTCCGCGCCGGACGGCGCGGGCCATGCCGCCGCGGTCAGGTACTTGACCGCGTTGGCGTTCGCCTTCGCCCAATTCACGTAGCGTTCCGCGCGGAGACCGATCATGTTGTTTTGCCAGAGCGACACGTAGACGGTCGTCGCGTCGGCGGGCGACATGGGCGCGGAGTCCATCTGGAGCGACGCCTCCCGCGAAACGTCAATCGTGACGCCGCCGTCGTCGGCGTACAGCACCAGATTGGGCTGGAGCGCAATGACGTTGGTGCCCGCGGCGGTCGTCCCGATGAAATTGAGACCTTTCCACGATCCGCCCTCGACCGTGAGTCCGGGAAACTGTGGCGTCCCGTCCGTGTTGTTGCGGAACGCGAGCGCGAGGAGGTTCGACGGACTCATAATGAACGTCAACCCGTTGACGTCGATATTGTTCGACGCAAAATGGTTGATCAGACCAATGAGGTCCGCGAGCGGCGCGCCCGTCGCCGCGGCGGTCGGCGCGCCATTGGTGACCGACGCGGGATTGACGCCCGCGACCGCGGCGACCGCCGGATCGATAAACTGCAAATCCAGGAACCGCGCGATCCCGGCGATCATGTCGTTGCGGACCAACGCTTCCGCGGACGGACTCGACAACCGCGCGAGTTCGTCGGTAATCGCAATGATGCCCGCCGCCTTGGCCCAGGTCAGCGTGGCCGACGCGAACGCGAGTTTCGACATGGGTTTGGGTTTCGCTTCCCCAACCCAGTTGTACGTGCCGCCCGCGGTTTGCGTCGGGACCAACGTGTTAAATGGGACGTTGCGGAAATTCGGGATCTTGCCGAGGATCGTCGCCGCGCGGAGGAGTTCGATAAAGTCCGCGGAGATGTTTTTATTGACGAGCGGTCCCGCCCAGGTCGCGTCGGTTGCGGTGCCTGGGGCAATCGCCGCCTTGAGCGCGAGCGCGACCTCCGGGGTCGAATCGTCCCATCGTTTCGCGTACTCCGCCGCCTCGCTCAAATTGCCGTGACAAACGACCTTGGCGCATGCGAGACGCACGAACGACGTCCCAATCGGGACGTTCGCGCCTTTGACGGAGATGACCGGCAACGTCGGCGTCCGCGGCGCGAGGACGACGGCGGTCGCGGTCCGTGCCTGGAGTTTTTCGAGGTCGCGCCACCGAACGAGGTCCGCGTCAATCGATTTGACCTGGAGCGACAACTCGTCATGTTCCGTCGCGGCGGCGTCGTCGAGCGTCGACGCGTCCGCGGCGGCGGTCTCCATGATTTCCGTCATGCGTCCGGCGAGCGCGGCGCGCTTGTTTTCCAGGGACGAGATATGTTCCGCGGGCGTCGTTTTCATAATGCGTTCCTTTCGCGGCGACGCCGCGGCGAGTGATTTAACGAGGAGGATCGACGCGTTCGCGTTGGCGGGAATCGCCACTAGCGACACTTCGCAAATTTCGGTTTTGAGGAGTTTCCGCGCGCCGCCTTTGACGTACTCGACGCCGTTGTCGAGGATGCGGTACCCAATCGAGACGCCCGTATAGAGTCCCGCCTTGATCGATTGCCACGCCTCGTCGACGCGATTTTTCAGGACGCCCGCCTCGTCGACCGCGGGAATCGTCGCCTCAAACGCGATCCCGTCCGCGCGGCGCGTCAACCGGACGGTCCCGATGACTTGCTGGCGGTCATGGTGAAAGAGCAACGGCAGGGGATTGCGGAACGTGACGCCCGCGGGGTCGACCATGTCGCCTTGCCGGTCTAGCTCCGGCGTCGACGCGATCCCGGCAAACGTCCGGCGGTCCGGCGCGACGGACTTGACGTCGAGGAGCGCGTACGCGAGATCCATTTTGGGTTCAAACCATACGCGAAATTTTCCTCGCGCGATTTGTACGGTTGGACAAATGGTTGGAACCCCAACGAATACGGGGTTATTTTTTCGCCGGCGAATTTTTGGCGAGGAGGTCGCGAATCACTTTGGAGAGGGACTCGTCCCGCGCGCGGGCGCGTTCGATCAATCGCTCATGGAGCGACGTCCGCAACCAGACCGAGACCGACGACCCCGGTTCGACGCGCGGACGCCCGCGGCGACGGCGGTCGCGGTCCTCCGCCGTCATCCGATAATCACCATGTCGTAATTCGGCGTTGGGGTCCGCCCGTTGCGGTCGAGGAGATCGACCGCCATGATCAACGCGACGACGCCGTCAATTTTTTCCGTCGACGCCGTTTTGGACGGTTTCAGATTGCCCGCGGGGTCGGTCTCGACGGCGACGTTGGAGATATTCCACCGCAACACGGGTTGCCCGTCATGGCGGAGGGTCCGGTTGAGAATGGATTTCTCTAAGGACTTGGTCGGCGCGGACAATGACCCGAACCCCTGCCGCATGGGAACGCACGGAATCCCGTCCTGTTGCTCTAACCGCTTGACGAGGTCGGTCGCGTTCCAGGGGTCATAGGCGACCATGCGGACCTGATAGTCGGACGCCCAGGACAACACCGCGTTGCGGACGGCGTCATAGTCGACGGTCGGTCCCGGCGTCGCCTGGAGGACGCCCTCGCGCGCCCATTGCTCGTAGGGGACGCGGTCGCGCGTCGCGCGTGACCGCATGCCGTCGACCGGGACGAAGAATTGCGCGAGGACGTCGAACCCGTCCGCGTCGGGGTCGGGAAACACCGCGACGAGCGCGGTTAAATCTTTCGTCGACGAGAGGTCCATGCCGACAAAACACGGGCGACCGCGGAGCGCCGCCGGATCAATCGGCGCGCGACACGCGTCCCAGGACTCCAGCGTCAGCCACCGATTCGCTTGTTCGGTCCATTGGTTCAAGTACAACCGCCGAAACGTATTCTCCTGGGCGGGAATCTCTTTCGCGCGGGCGCACATAATCCGCATGTCGTCGAGCGACCGGAAATCGCCCAACGCCGGATTGGCGGCGCGCCAAATGGTCTCGTCCGTCCAATCGGCGTCCGCCGCCGCCTCGTACAAAATCGGGAGAAACGTCGGATCGAGGTCGGGATTTTCGAGGACCTTGCGCGCATGGGCGTACAACTCCCACAAGATCGAATGGCGGTCGTACCCCGCGGTCGTAATCGCCATCAGGACCGGTTGCGCCCGCGCGCCTTGCGAGGTCGCCAGGACGTCCCACAAATCGCGCGTCGGCGCGGCATGCAACTCGTCGTAAATGACGACCGACGCGTTGAACCCGTGTTTGCTGTACGCCTCCGCGGAAATCGCGCGATAGAAACTCCCGGATGCCCGATGCACAATCCGCTTTTGCGAATCGATAATGTCGACGCGCGCGAGGAGTTCCGGATCGTTGCGAATCA